AATGTTAAAGCTGGATTCCATAATTCTATTTCATAATCATCTTCCATCATTTTAAAATGCCAAAACTCTCTATCACATATAAGCATATCTCTAAATGCTCTTTCTTCTAATTCTTGCATTTTAAATCTTTCTTCATCAACTTTCATTTGATGACTAGCCCATTCTTCTACCATGCTTCTATAATCTTTTGCAAAAAATTCTTCTATTTCTGGAAGACTTTTTAAAGCTTCAGAACTTAATTGTTGTTGCACTTCTTCATTATTTACATCAGCACCCATTGAATGCAACTTTAATAACATTTTATTACGTGCATCAGATAATAAATTTTCTTCTATTAAAGCTCTTTTAGCTTCAATCATTTCATTGTATGAAACATCATCTACAGCTCTGAATTGAACCCTTGAAAATCTTTTTGAAAATTCACCTGATAAAACATTAACAACATTTGGAATAATAGGATAAAACTTTAACTCTAAAGCAGAATCATCTTCTTTTGTAAGTACATTCATTAAATCTTTATAGTCAGCATCTTCTTCAACTATATAGTCTGATTTATCAATAATACCTTTTGCTAACTTATAGTTCTTTAAAATTTTTCTAGATGTATGTCTAAGATAATCTAAACCTTGAACTTCTAACCAATCTAAATTCCATGCAGCCCAATCATCATCTTTTTTTTTGGCTGATATAAATTGTAAAGGTTGAGTTAAACTAGCACTACTTGGATATGAACTATCAGCTTTAGCACCTTTCTTCATTTGTAAGGCATTCAGTACTCTCATAATATTATTTCTTTTTCTTTATGATGTATTTAATAATCATATTCCCATATGAAGAGGAAGATGTCCAAGATGCGTTATATCCTGTTGATGTAGTTGTCCAGTATTTTTTCATTTATTTAAAATTTTTAAATGGAGACTTTCTTTTTTTCTTCTCAAATATCTTTCTTTTTTTACCTAAATTAGAAAAAGGTCTCATATTTAATTTATACATTTTTTGTGATTTTTCCAAGCTATCCTTAGACATATCCTCTTCTTTCCGCTTAATATAGCCTCTATTAGCTTGTTGTAGCTTTGCAAATGCAACTAATGCAGAAAATGCTACAAGTCTATCTACATTTAATCCAGGGAAGTATTGCATCATTTCTGTTAATAACATTTTGTCTGGAATTCTTTCAACACCAAACTTTGTTTTAATAACATCTCCATCTTCATTTGTTTCTTGATCTATTTCTTCTCTTATCCATTCTATTGCATATGATATTAAATGATTCTTAAATAATGTTCCTGTATTTTTCCAACCATATTCTTGAAATACATTATTATTAGATCCAAGATCTTTTAAAAATACTATTTGTTGTTTAGGTACTAAATATTTTTGTTTCTTTCTAGCAATCATATGTTGTATAAAAAGAGATATATTATTTTCTACTAATGTCCATGCATTATACCATTCTATAATTAATTCTAATCTTTCATGTGTTTTATTAATATCATCAAATCTACCACACCATGAAGCTACAATTTTATCACCTTCTATAAATGTTTCTAAACCGTCTTTAGTTTCTCTTGTTATTTCTACTGGATTTTTATAAACAAATATACTACATAAAGAATCTGATGTAGTTGTTTTACCTTCTGATACAGGGTCAATAGATGCATAATACATAGTAAAAGAAGGATTAGGTACTGGTTTTTCCCAAACAATTATAGATCCTGTTTTGTCTTCTCTTTTTTTATTTACAGGAAATTCTAATATAGGAAGTTTATCTGTTTTTGTAGCTTTAATTCCTTTATTTGTTCTTTCTAACTTAACAAACTCATAAGGGTAATCTTTTTCTTCTATTTTTTTTATTTGAGAACTTATAACAGCTTGTGGAAAAATAGCCTCTTGTCTATATGCAAAAGCTTCTGCAATATCAATTGGTTTTTGAGATATACGTAATTGATATTGCTCAGGAGATAAATCTTTTTTCCATTGTATTCTTTCTTCTTTAATTGCATTTAATGCTTGCTCAATAAGAGAATTACCGTATTTATCAATATGAGGTGGCATAGACCATTGTTCTGGAATAAATAAACCACATACACCTATTGTACCTTTATCATCCATTAGATTAGTTTCTACAGCATATATATCATTTCCTTCTGGATTTAATATCATTTGTTTTAATGGTTCACACTGATCAAGATCACCTACTGAACCAGCTGCAATAAACATACCTGTAGTCATCATACCTGATGTCATTGCAGGCCTTATATATTCAAATGTTTGATCCATCTTAGGAGCAATACCAGCCTCTTCATGAAAAAAATAAGTACAAGGTCCACCAACACCAGTTGTTGGATTTTTTTCAAAAGAAGCTCCTTGTATTTTAGACATAAGACCTTTATTAGTTTTTCTGTTATTTATTCTAACTTCAATCTTTTGTTCCCATAATAAAACTTTTTCTGGGGTACACGGTCTATACCAAGCAGTATGCTCATTAAGAAAAGTTTTATATTCATCTAAAAATTTCCAAGATCCTTTATCATTTATATAATCTTTAAGTGATGCACCTATTTTACATATAGATCCTTCTTCAAACCAAAATTGATTTATAACTTTAGCCATATGAAAATATGAAGAAGCTATCTGACGTTTTTTTAATATTGCTGCATGTCTGTAATGTAGTTCTGCAAGTAATTCATATAATGCCATATGATATTGAGCATCTCTTACTTTAGCAAATCCATATTTTTTTTCTTCTTTATCAAAAATTGGTAAGAAGTTTAACCACATATAATAATCTCTTGTTACATAAAAGATATTTTTCTTTCCGTAGTATATTACACCTTCTCTACATTTTTCTTTTTCAAAATTCCAATATTTAATAAAGTCTTTAGATCTAAAAGGTTTATTACAATAATATCCTTCAGTATTAAATATTGTAGCTTGTTCATTAAACAACAAGGCAGTTTCATCAAACTGATACTGCCCTGGTTCTTTAAAAATTGTTAAGAGAAATTCTATAAAAGATTCTTGTGTATCAAATTCTTTATATATCCATTCTCCATTTTTATATGTAGGAATTTTTTTATACATCCTTTATTTTAGCAATAATAGTAGTATCAGAAAGAACTAAATGTATTGCATCATCATGCATAAATTCAATCTCATCAGTATGAGCCATAAGCCATCTGACCGTATCTCCTACCTGAAGTTCTTTTGTAACTTCATCTCCTCTAGCTACAATAACTCCTTGTGGAGGTTGTTTCTGTTGTGATTCAGGAAGATATATTCCACCTTTAGTAGTTGTCTTTTTTTCTACTGGTTTGACTAAAACCTTTTTTCCAATTGGTATTACTTGCATAGTTTTAAAATTTAAATTTATAATTGATCATAAGCTAACCCTTGTCCACCTCGGACAGAGCTTTGTTGTTCATTTTTCATATCTGTATATGCTCCTTTAAAGGACTGTCTAATCTGATCAAACTTGGCAGCAGTATTAACTAATGCAGTTAAATTACCATCTCTACCATGATCAATAGATGTAGTTTCCATATACCTAGCTAATCTATCTAACATAGTTTTAATTCCTTTATAGGCTCTATATGTAGGAGTTTCATATAATTCTTTACATGTATCTATAGCATGTCTAATAGGTCCATCTTCTGTAGATTCTTCTAAACCTATTTCTTCTATAATCATATCTTCTTTTTCATGTTCAGGCATATTAAAAAAAGGATTTAAATCTGGATCAGGACATGTCATATAAAATACATATTGATATACAGATAAATATGTATCTGGATATTCTTCCATTATTTTTTTTAATGATTTTAATGTATAACAGTGTTCAGTAGGAACAACTTTACTATTTTGAATATCAAATAATTTTACTAACATAACGGATTATCTTTTAACCACATTATAAGACTTTGAACTTCATCTTTTAAATACGGTAAATTATACATTTTTATTTCTTTTATAATTGGTTCATCTTGATTATTATATTTTGTAATTGGATAACCAAATTTATCTTCTCCTTTTTTTTCAAATATAACATGTTGTATTTCTAAATTACCAATCTTAAGTTTTGGATTATGCTTTTTAATTAT